ATCTGTTGTAAGTAGAAAATCAATATCGGATAGATATGATTTAACCATAGAATATTGTAAAAGTTCAACTGAATTGAAATAATATAAATCATTTAAAAATAGTTGATATTTAATACTAAACATTCCACCAGAGATGGAACTAGTATCAAATTTAAATACATTTTCAATACCAATTACTGAATCTGGAACTTGAATATAATTTGAAGACTCATACCAATTATAGGTTGTTCCAGTTGTCGATGTTGCTGTTGATGTTGTAATTCCAGGTCCTCTTGGAGACTTTGAAGTTGCTTTACCCTTATCAATATCATCTTGTGTTATTTGATATTTTAAATACATTCTCTCAACACCATCAAAGTGGCGTTCATTGAAGTATTGAAGGGCATCGTCAACCAAATCATCTATTTGATCGTCATCGACGTTAATTTCCAGCACAGGCGCTCCCAGGCGCCTTAGACAGTAATCAATAAGTTCTTGCCTACTTGCTGGTTTTGCCATTTTTCTCTTTACTCTTCAGATTCTTTGGATTTCTTCAACTCATCATACTTATTTTGAAGTTCAAGATTTGCTGCTAAAAGTTCATTTTTTTCTTGAGCAAAATCATCAGATAAAGTTTGGAGTTTTGCTTCTAACAAAACATTTTGATTTGTTAGTGTTGATAATTTTTGATTATACAAACGCACTAAAACATTAATATCAACTTCACTATCTCTGGTCATAAATCAAAAAGTTCCCCCGTCAAGAGTTGATGTCCAATGTGGCTTATTAGTATATATGGTAGAAACAGTGGAGGGTGTTATAGAGAGATTTTGAATTGCTCCATTATCACCTTCTTTTCTGATATTATAAGTATTTGTAAATGTACCCTCAACACCAATAAGACTTACTGAAACTAATGTTCCACCAGTTTCAACAATACCATATGCACCACTAGTATCTTGTTTGATGATATCCCCAGCAGTTACTGAGATTGAAGATGGTAATGATAAAGTAACTTTTGTGATAGCAGTTAATATCTGCTTAGATGTGATTACTGGTGATGATGGATTATTTGTAGAAGTCTGCAGTCCATCAGAATCAAAATATACAACACCGTGAGTGTTAAAATCACCAGTTTGGTAGTAAATACCCTTAACATCAAGATATCCTCTTGTCCCAGTTACATTTCCAGGAGATGTAATTGTGGAATCTGGAATATAAGTCCATGATCTTGCTGGTGCGGCACTACCAGTATTTGTACCATCAATATAACCAAAAAATCCAGTCTTATTGTTTGCTGTACCTACGCCAGTATTATAATCAAAAGCAACACCACGATCAGTATTAGTATCAAATGCGTGTGTAATTGTTAATTGTGTAGTTGTACTAATACCAGCAGTTGTGGTTCCTTCAATTGTGATAATTTTTGTGGTACTATTGTATGCTGTAATAGTCGTTATACCACTATTTGGTAATGATGCACTACCTTGAATAATATCACCAGTGTTGATGCCAACTACAGAATCAATAGTAATTGTAGAAACACCAGATGCCACTGGCGACATAACAGTTCTAGTGCTTGTTACGTCACCGATAACAATTATTGGATCATTAATTGATAGAACTGTTGAATTTACAGATGTGGTTGTTCCATCAACATGTAGATTTCCTTTAATAACAACTGTTCCATCACTACTTAATCCATCAGGATATGGATCAATGTATAGAGTGTCACCACTACCGGACAATGTTGATATTACATTATCTTGAATTCTAACGGAGTCAAATACTGATGTGCCACTAATGTTTATTGAACCACCAACATTGAGATTTTTTTCAATTCCAACACCACCCTCAACTACAAGAGCACCGGTGTCTTTATTGGTAGACTCAGTTATATCGCCAATGTTAATTGCTACGCCATCGGCAAATGCCCAATCAGCACCTTCTATTTCAAATCTATTATCAGTTGCTTCATCATATCTAAGTTTTACATCTTTATCATTACCAAAACTTAGATAATTATCATCGACAATATTAACTTCACCAGTTCCATTTGGATCTAAAACAATATCACCATCAGTGTTAGTTGATAATAATGTATTACCATCAAGACGTAAGTTATCTACGTTCCACTGATCTACTTTTCTATTACTATCAAGAACAGCAACTATACCACCATCACTATTTCTTGTATTTGAAACCCCAGCAACAGTACCTGGTTGGTGCTCCATCATGGAGGTGTAATAATATCCACCTACTGGATTTACATTATTACCATCATCACCAACATAAATTCTATCTTTATATTGATTAAGACCCCCGTAACTTCCAATACCTGTTACATATGCTAATTCACCCCAATTTAGACTGGAAGGTTTGTTAGTACCTGAGGATCTTTTGATCCTGATAATACTTGCCATTTAGAAATTTCCCCCGTTGATGTCTAAATTCTGTGTTGCCCCTGGTGTAAGGGTTAATGTAGCGTCCCATTTTCTAGTGGCACCATTATAAACTAGAACCATACCATCAAGCAAATTTGTGGCATTAACATCACTAAGTTCAGACAAAGAAAGACCTTGAGCACCAGCAAGTGAAGATATAACTTTTACTGCGGGTTGTTGCCCTAATCTGACCTTAATTTCTGCCATTTATAAACAGTTCAGGATCTAAAATATATTTATACTTGATCAAATCCGATAGATTCAAATGAAGTACCAAAAGAAGAAATGACTTCTTGTTGTTTAAAATAAAGTTTTATATAAGATTTTGCAATATTTCTAAGAGTATCTACACAATCAATACTATCAATTTCAGATGCAGTTTTGAAATATTCAAAACTTTTGCTAAGATTTTCTAAATTAATTTTGTCCGGATCCATTAATTAACTCCCTTAATAAAGATTTAATTTCTTCAATATCAGATTTGATCTGATCTATTTCATTTTTTTCTTTTTGTTTTTGTTCTTTTATCCGCATATAGTTATTATAGGCAGACTTGTCTTTATTCAGTATAGCACCTGTATTTCTATCCCTGAAGAGGTTATTGTAACCTTCAACAGGGATTAGATTGTTATTATCATTCATATTATGCAAGAGCAATACATCTAAAATCTTTAAGTTTTACTGGGGTTGATTCATTTATTGATGACATTACTATTTTAATAGCAAACCCATTAAATTGATCTAGATTATTTGCTGTAAATTGGTACTCTGAGTATGATACTGGATCATTAGGTGTTACAAAAGCATCTGCTCTTCCACTATTTTTACTTAGGTCAATAACGCGATCACCAAATCCATCACCATCAGTATCAATTAAATTATCATATCCTGGGAATGGAATATAACTCTGAGAGATATCAGTAGAATCTGCTTTAAATAGGCGATAGAAAACTCTAAAATCTGCTCCTTCCTGTCTATTTGCAGCAACTAGAACTCTCAAACTAGTTGCTGGTTGAGCAAGAGAGATTATTTCAGTAACAAATACAGATCCATGTGGATCATTATTAATTTGATTTGATCTAGAATCATCTACGTAATTGGAAATTGGATTATTAGACCTATTTCTACCAAGAATAAAAGTAGCATTTTGAATATCCATCACTGGGGATAAATTTTCATCCTCTGTTTTAAAATCAACTTTTAAAGTTAAAGATTTATTTGATGGTAATGTCGTTAATCTTGTGGTTTCATTGATCTTCGAAGCAACCATTCTAGGTGTTGGATAGTGAACTACCGTATTCAGAGGAATGGGGTTATAACCTTGATCTAAGAATGAAACTTCCGACCCTCCCGCACTTGTTCCAGAAATAGTTCTAAGTTGTGCAGATGCTGATGTTCCTTTACCTGGGGTAATTACATTAAACATCGGTTGAATAGAACTAAATTGGTGATTCTGAGAAACACTTACTACATCTCCTCCAAATCCTTTCTTGGTTGCAAAATTAACCATATTGCTACCACTAGATCTATTTGTTGGTGTAGTTCTATCAAACTCTAAGAAATAATTGTCGAGATTGGAATTTTCTACATTGTAGTATGTTGAAGGTATATCATGAGTTTTATTAATTCTCATGAGAGAAACGCCATTTACTTCATATGGTTGTATAAAATCGTCAGATGCATGTGTTGTCTTAACTGTGCCATTTAATGATCTACCATCAATCGAAAGAGTTCCTGCATTTCCAGAAACTTGGGTTATATTACTATAAGATACAACCTCATTCTGTATCAATGCATATCCACGACTTGTTGTTATTCCTTCAAATGTTGCAAATATTGTTGTATTTGCAACAGATACTACAGTATCATTTAAACCAAATGGTGCAGTAAGAGTTGTTTTTTCTCTATCTGGGAAAACATCTTTAATTTCAATCTTGTTATTTCCACCATGATGTGCATGATTATATTGTTTAATTCTAAAAACATTTCCAGAATATTCATCGGAAATAAGAGTTGATGAAGATACTGTTGCACCAGCAGTAGTTCTTGATGATTCTGAATTTGGATTTGTATAATAAACAAGAGTTGCACTGTTTGTAAAGTTTTCACCCTGAACATTAGTAAGATAAATTGAATCAGCAGCACCACATGTTTTAACTCCAATCTTAGCACCACTACCACCACCAACACTAGTTGAAGTAATTCCTAAAATTTCACCAGTTACATATCCGTTTCCTGTTGAAGTAATATTAACACCAGAAACTACAGAACCAGAGACAGTGATTGTTGCTTGAGCACCTGTTCCTTTGCCACTAATTGAATATAATGGAACTGAGGTATATGTTCCATTAGAATATCCAACTCCAACAGCAACAATACCGACAGAATTAGTTCCTGTTGCAAAAATTGGGCCACCAAGATTTTCAACAATACCAGTAACACTTGGACTTGTTCCCTCACCAATCTTGGTACTTAAAACAACGGCAGGGTTTAAAGTTCCTGAGATTGATAATTTTAATTTTCTTGGTAAACCTTCAATTGGATTACTTACAAGTGTCTGAACATTTGTTCCTCCAGGTGTAAGATCTGTATTATAGAATGTTAAAGTTCCTGATGGGACAAATTTAGCTTTATAAAGTTTAAATGTAAGATCTTGATATTGGCTAGCAGTCCAAATAGTTCCATTTTGAGATTTGAACAAACTACCACCAATATATTGTTTAGTAACAATTACATTTTGAGAATCTGGGAGATTTTGGGTTTTAACAGTTTTCTTACCCATTGTGGCAGTCCACATTTCATAGGCATCAGATGCTGGTGAAAGAATTACAATTGCATATTCTCTACCTGCTTCCAAGAATACAGGGGATGGGAAGCGAATTCTAGTTGGAACTGGTTCTGGAATAGTTGGTTTGGCGTATACACCCCAACTAGTGTCCATCAAAATCTCTTTCATTCTTGGTCCAATGACGCCAGTATATACATTTTCTAAGAAATATCTAATATCAGCATCTGAGAATCCTTGCGATTTAGCGTATGGATAGTCAACTTCATAACCAAATTGACCTGGAGTAGAACCACTTGCTGCATCATCAAATCCAGCCATGCTCTTAACACCAAACGTTGTCTCAGCAATGTTTATTTGATCAGGATTTAATGCAACTTGCGTATAATCTTGAACAAGGAATGAAGTTGGAGTTCCAAGTTCAACAGTTCTAAGTTCTACATAAATCTTTGCTTGAGGATCCTTTGCTGCAAAATATAAATCAAATGATGTTAAAAATACTCCTTTACCATCAACAGTAAATGATTGTGCAAGAGGATCTCTATGAACTGCTTTTGTTTGAACTTGAACTTCTGTTGGTTTAGCTGCTGGTGGGGGTGGATTTCTAACAGAAACTCTACTTGTCTCCTGAGTTAAGATAGTTCCAGATCCACTATATGTACCAAGTGCTTCACTAGCAAATACTGTAGATCCAGGTAAAGGTGTAACTCCTGGTGGTACAGCAGTAACTTTTACAGTTTTTGTTCCACTAGTAACTTTGGATAGTGGAGGTGGATTTGAATTTGGATCTCTGAAGAAGAAGTTTCCAATAACATCGCCCCAATTATCAGTTATTAATTCTGCTCTTGTAATTTTTGCAACAGCACCGCTAGTTTCACCGACAATAATTGCACCATTTGTTACATATCCATAGTATTTTTCTTCGGTAGCAAGAACTCTAACACCAAAATTAATTAATTTTGATGTTGCAGAATAAGAATCCCCAGGAGATGGCCTTGTTTTATCATAGGGATCAACAGTATAAGTTTCAACAAGTACGTCTGGTGCTCCTAATCCAGCCCCAATATCTGGTCTAGAAGTATCTCCAAATTTATGATTTGGTTTTTGAATTCTAATGTATCCAATTTGTTTATTACCAACAAACGAATAAATACGAGCGTTTTCAAAAACTTGGAAAGTTCCAGATTGCATTTCAATTTCACAAAGTTTTGGAATAATATCAACTTGCTGACTATCCAAATAATGATAATGTTTTGTAAATGGTCTTAATCCATTTGCCGCAAAATATACGTTTCTTGAACGCATAAATGGATCAACATTTCCACTAATCTTTACATCTTCTACATAATTAAATTCTCTTGAAGGACCAGTTAATTTTGGTGTATATTGAGTAGTAGTTGTAGTAGTTGTAGTAACTAAAGTTCCACGTCCATGACCAGGATGTGGACCATTAAATTCTGTTACTGCTTGATTGACTGATGTATTTGCTTCTTGTACCCAATTTGCTCCCGTAGATTCGGTTCTATGTTCATCGATATAAATTGTTCTAACCCAGTTATCCGCTGCTGGATCTAATACTACTCCTCCGACAAAAACAATAACGTTAAAAGGATTGACATTTTCAACATTAGTTGCATGTGGTTGATCAATCCAATCAACTTCTGTATATGCTAATGTTAACAGATCACCAGTTTTTTGAATATTTGGATCTAATAGTTTTAAGTTTTGTGTAATATCAGTCGTTGAACGATCAATACCAGGATCTAATGCTAATTCAGCAGGAATTGACCAAAAATCAACAGGAGTAATTGCAGTTGGATCTGATTTACTAATGTCAATGGTCGTATATCTCATATCAGCAAGAGATTTGTCTTTGAAACTAGTAACAACAAATCCAGATTTAAATCTATTGAGACCATTTGCATCAACAACTTCAAGAGTTTGTGCTTTAAGTTCAAGCATACTCAAACTTGTAATATCTTCTAAATTCTCAATTCTCTGCTCAAGTTTTCCAATATCTCTCATAGTAAATCTTCTATTATCTCTCAATAAGATTTTTGGATCCTTTTGAGGATTATAAAGATATGCTGGATAACTAATTTGAGCTAACTCCATTGCATCATCTGAAAGAAATGGAGCGCGAGGAGTATCATTTGGGTCTCCTTGAACAATTTCAACTTCACCAAAACGATTGACAGTTACTAAATCAACTCTTGGTAAGTAATAACTATATCCAATAAATGAAGTTTCATCCGGAGAAATTACATATCTAAAAGTACTTTCATATGATCTCGAACTAAATGCAAATGGTGATGCACTTGTTGTTGAAGGATCAAACTCTTGAACTCTTGGTCTAAAATCAAGAACATCTGTTGCTCTAATTTGATCAGGAATTGTTGGAATATCTTTTGAATATCTATCCTGAGTATATGAATTTACCGTAAATAAATCTCCACTATTTCCTGATGCTACCTTATAATAATCGAAGATAACTAATAATTGGCGAGATGGAGTAGAACTTCCTACCTTTCTTCTTATTCTAGAATAATCGCAGTATTGATTTTTATGCGATTTATCTAAAGTATAATCATTAGTTTTATTAATATAACTACCAGGTGTTATTTGTTGTATTACAGCATTAACGGAAGATTCTTTGAATACAACAGTTTCTCCAACTTCAAATTTACTTTCATTTAAAGGTACAAATTCTATTGTTGCTGCTGCCTTATTAACAATCTGGGCAACCGCTCTGCTAGTTTGTCCTACTATTTGTTCACCTGTAATTGCATTAGTATCTAATGATAACCCAGTAGCAAATGTTAATTTATCTAAAACTGGTGTTGATGTATTTGTTGACTCGTATATTGCACGAACATTAACAACATCAGGAACATTTAAAGATATTTCATTATCTTCAACTCTTAGACCATAATACTTACTTGTGGTTAGACCAGATGAGGATGATCCAATCTGTGTTGAAATTCCACTAGTTCTAGTGACTGATATTTGCTTACTTCTTATAAATTCTTTTGATTTATTTGTAACCTGTCTTTTCTTTAATGTAACAATAACAGTTACATTTGATTGGCCCGTCCTTAATCCTGTAAAAGTAATTGAGTTGCCATTAGATCCAAGTGTGAACTTTCCAGAATTTAATTTATCAGTGGTTCCATCACTATAATGAACTGAATATCTTTCAGCATCAAATGCTTCAAAAAATACGCTAGTAATTCCAGATGTAGAATCTAAAGCATCTGATGTTGTAATTGTTAAAGATCCAAGTGCGCTTGTTGATTTGCCGGTAATCTGTTTTGTAATGGTAAGTTCGGATTGTGATAAATCAACAGAAGAAATGTTTTCCTTCGGCAAAATAGTATATAATGCAGATGAATCAAGATTTGTTATTTTTGGCTCCATCAAGGAGAATACGGAATCACCATTATTGACGGTATTGGTACAAATTCCAGTTATAGCAACTCCAACTGATGCCAAACTAATAGAAGTTCCTGATGAAGATACTGCGGTAATTCTATTAAAATTTGGATCATTTTGATTAGAAGTTTGATATCTAATAATCGCTTCACTTTTTATTCCGGTAACACCACTAAAAAATCTACCAGGAATAGATCCTAAATTTCCACCACTAATAGTTAATTTATCTGTAATAGAAAAATCTGGTGGAGTTCTTTCATATAAAACAGTATCTGCAAAAAAGTCAGTTTGTAATGAACTATTCAAAGAGTTTGAATCTTGATAAACTGATTTAATATCTTCTGTTGTGTATGCAATTAAAGATTGAATACCAACTTTAAATTCTGGATTTTCATTAATGATGACTTGCTCGCCAACTAAGAATGTTCCAGATGTTTGTGTTAGACTAAAAGCACTATTATTTGGTTTTGCTGCAAGATATCCTGTAGCACCGCTAGATAATCCTCTAACAAAAGAAGATATTGGTACTTCTGTCGTAGTATATTCTTTTGCAAGATATAAAGTTGTATAAGTTTGAACATCAAACAAATACAAATCCCAAGTTGTGCTATCGCCTGTGTATGGAGCATCAGAAACTCCATACCAATAAACTCTTGCCTCCCCAATTTTTATTCCACCACCACCTGCTGTTCCTGGTGCTCCACCACTGGCATCTCTTCTTCTATTATAAAGTTCTATAATATTTGCTTGTGTTGTCTGAGCACCACTTTGAGAAGCTCCAATATTTAAATATGGAACCCCATAAACATTATTAACTTTCAGAAGACTTCCCATCGCAAAAGGAACCAAAGCACTATCAACTGTTCTAGTTGTTCTTGGTTTTGGTGCGTCAACAACCGCGCCACCGACTAAATCAATGTCAAATCCTTTAACGTATGCAGTTCCGGCAGATATTTTTACTGACATTAAATCGTCAGATGGAATATTTCCTTGTTCAGTTTTCTGTCCTTCGGGATAAAGACCTCCATTACCAATTTCATCATTTAAAGAATTAGCAACAGATATGGTAAAGGGATTTACTGCATAGTTACCAGATTCTTCAAAAGTTCTTTTTGCAAAATATTCCTTAATTACACTATACTCTGATTTATTTTGTAATTTTTTAATTTGGCCATTATCAATTTTAACTAACTCTACAAAATTTGTATCATTAAAATCAGTTAATTGCTTCTTAGATAATTTAATACTAATTTTTAATCTATCTGCACCAGGTGCAGCATAATTTGTAAATCCTTTTGCATTATCATTTAATTCCGTATCATCATCAGAAGTAACAATTTCTTCAAGAATATCAAAACCAACTCTATATGATGGTTCATTATTATAAGGATCTAAGACAATTTGTGTATTTGGAACATCAAGGAATACTCCTCGAATAAAATATACACCCTGAGAAACTCCAACTGCATATCCAGTTGCAGCAGAATTTGTTGATATTAAAGTTATTACAGAATCTCCACTATTAAGAGTGGTGTTACCATAAGTGATATTTTCTTCAAGTAATAAAACTTCCCCGTCTACAAATTCTATACCTTCTCCATCATCAGCACCATCACGATACTTAACAAATAGTGTTATTTGCTCAACTCCTTCCTCAGGTGGTAAGAGATACCCCTTAATAGTACCAACAACACCCGAAGTTTGACCTCTTACTCTTGTGCCTCTTCCGGTATTTGCATTTTTTAGAGCATCGAGATAAACTGTAATATCAATGCCTAAATGGTCTGGATTTACTTTAATAGTTGTAAATGCATTATCACAAGTAATTCCCCCAGGAATTACCATAGAACCTTCTTTAAAAATATGACTTCCAAAAGATTCTATTTGATTTTGTAAAATAGACTGTAAACCTGTTAATTCTCTTGCTTGAACTGGATATCCAGGCTTGAAAAGAACTCGATAATAATTATCTGCCTTATCAAAATCATCATAATAAGGACTTACGTTGAGATTAGTCTTTTGTGGCATTTTTTAAAATTCCAGTACTATTTTGATGTCTTCTTTTTGGCGAGAACTCCTACTAATTGTAGGTCTATTATCAAGGTAAATTATATCTCCCGATCCTTTATTTATTTCAGGAGTTGCTAACCCAGAAGTGAAGTTAACACCCAGATTAATTAGTTTTGTACCTGTTGGGTTTGTTGATATTCCCGAAAATCCTGTAAATATTGAAGCTGAAAATCCAGATGTTTTTCCAATAACTTGATTTGCGGAGGATTCAAAAGAATATAGTCTACCATTTGTAGAAATTCCAACATAATCTTGTTGATCATATGTCGTTTGGTTGTAATATAATGAACGATCAACAAAATATTTTAAAACTTTTGTTTCACTATCCCAAGAAGCAACATATCCAACTGCTCTACCAGTTCCATTAGATACTATTTGTTCTATTTTTTCACCAATTGTTGGGCTACCAGTAATAGATGAAAATAATAGAGAATATAATCCAGTAAAAGTATTATTAGTATATACTGTTGAAGATCCAAATGTGGTTGGATTCTTTATAATAGAAACCTGTGCAAAACTGGTATCTATTGGAAAATCCTTCGTTGAATCATCAAACCTTGCATATAGTAAAACTTTATCTGTTCCTAACTCAGTATAGATATCATAACCATGACCGTTAGAAGGTGGAATAATAGGAATCAGTTTAGCACTGGTTCCTGTAGAGTTTAAATTAATTGATCCAAGATCAACTAAACCATAAGTATAGTTTTTTCCACCAGAAGTAACAATAGTATTTGTTATTTCCCCACCTTCAACATCAACTCTTACTCTACCCCCAGTTCCATCTCCAAGAATATTAAATTCTTGTCCTAAACCATTTGAATAGTTTGAACCTGATTTTTCAATATATACGGTTTTAATTTGATTATCATTTACTGTGGAATCTCCCGACTCCCTAATTGCTTGTATTTGAGAATCGGTAGATGTTAACCAACCATTTGGAACGGTTATATATTCTGTAGAATCAAATTTAACAATATCGCTAGGGGAAATTGTAAACAAATATTTCCAAATATATCCATCACCACTATCACCAGCTCTTGATGGTTCTAAATCAGTAAATGTTGGTTCATCTTGAGATACATTACCTTTTGGATTTGTACCGCTAGATCCATTTTCAATGCAAATATAAACTCTATAATCACTATTCATTACATAATAATTTGCATCATATAATCTAGATGAATTAGTTAGTGGACTTGGGTTGAGAATGCTGTAATCATCACGATACATTTCATATCTACTTCCAGCAGTCCAATCTATTCTTCTAACTATTCTTCTAATATTTGCAGAAGTTATTCTTTTACCATACAAAATAGAATCTGCATAATGCTCCACATATGAAAAATTATCTATTGGTGAAGGAGGATTAGTATTCCAAGATGTAGATCTTCCAAAACCAACAATAGTGGGATTTGGTAAACCAACGGCAATATAATATGAATTGTTTGTAGACTCAACAGAATCCACAAAGTTACTAGCATTCAAAATTCTAAATTGATCAGTAACAAGTGCTGACATTGTTAAACGTTTTTTATGTATTTATATCCTGTTACGATAGATTAGAAAACTTTCTAATCGCACCACTATTTCTTAATCCAAATGTCCTTCTTTGTATTGTTGGGAATGTTGATAATCCAGAATCAACAACTAAACCAGTAACCCCAATGGAAATTGGATTAGTTCTGGAAGAGAAATTATATAATCTACCCCAAGAAATATATCCAAGAGAAGTTGTAAGACCTGTATTTAAAGAATTATAGAATCCTGTAGATGCCAATCCAACAACGTTGCTATCAGATTTAATATTACAGATTATCTCGGCCCTAGGTCCAAAATTTGTTTTTTGGTTAACTATGTAAACATTATCCAAGAAACTAGTCCCTATTCCAACAATAGAGGCATCATTGTCATACACAGAGGTAACACCAGTTCCAATTTTTGTTCCATAGATCAGTATAGGATATCCTACTCCAGTAGGACTAGTACTATCATCTTTTAAGTCATTGGCATCCGAAGAAAATGCAGTAAAATTAATCTTCAATGCTAATGGATGTCCATTAGTTCCTGTTGTAGTACTAATTCCAGTAATAATACCACTAAATCCTTGAACATTTGCAATTCCTGCAATTTTCTCTGTAACTGATTCTGGAACTCCACTTATTAAATTTGGTGCAATCGTGTATCCAAATCCAGGATTGGTGATTGTTACTGAAACCACTTTTCCACCAGAAACATTTGCAATAGCAGTTGCAGTAGATCCAATTCCAATTCCAGAACCTAATCCATAATCATCTAATACGAATGTTGAGATACCAACTCTTGGATTGGCAATATTAATAGGAACATTAGTTGAATATCCAAACCCAGGATTAGTAATGGTGATTGCAGATATAGTTCCTGCTGCCGAAACTGTTGCAGTAAATGCTGCTGCAACGGGATCTGTACCTTGAACTATTAATCCATCAACAGAAGTTATTGTAATTCCATAATTATTCTCTTCATAATTGAAGAATTCTGCATTATCCACAAAAATGTTAGTGGAATTTTGATTAATATCACCAATAATTTTAGCAGTTGGATAAACATATGGTTCAAGAGAATCTCGTATTTTGTAAACAACGTCTCCTTTAATATATTTGTCTACTTTTTGTTTAATCCACTCTATTGGTCTATATGTTTGCTCATTAATACCTGCTCCAACATAAAGATCAGTTTCAATAGTATCAGCAGATATAATATCAACTATTGTTCTATCTCTTTCTTGATCTGATATCGAAGGATAGAAAGGTGTTTTCCTAACAAATACATCATCTCCAATTTTTATAGTTTCATTTATATCGATGAGAGAAATATCAACACCATTTTGACCAATGTAGAAGAAAATATCAACCTTATCAGATGCTTTTGGTGGCTCTGTGAATTCAAATGATGTTCCACCAAAGAATCTATATGCATAAGTTGGTTCTTGTATTACTCCATTCACGAATATTAAAAGTACGGAATCAAGATTGATTGCACTAGAAAGAGGATTATTCTCATCAATTTCAAAACTTAATAATTGACCATTATAATTAAGTGGGAATCTTGTTCTAGTACCATTCTGTAGTGTAGATATACTATCAATATAATTCATTTCACCAAATGACCAAGCAGAGAAAAAGTCTTGGAAAGTCTCAACAACTTCAAGTTTAAATTCTTCTAATGGTTGTACATAATCTTTTGCAGTCACAAGACCAATTGGTTTAAATACATCTCCAACTTGGAATGCATATCCTGGTCTTGATATTTGGAAAGATTCTACAACGAATAATGTTGATCCAATTCCAACATTTGATTGGGAAGGACCAATTTTGATATTCATTAATAAGTTTGAACCAGTTGCAGTTGTTGATCCAACACCAACCCTAGAAATTCCAATAACTGGTAGATTTTCGTATATTGGTTCTGGAATACTAATATATGGTTCAACATAACTAGAACCACCACCAACAACGGTAAATGATAATGTTCCACCAGCACCAACAGTTGCAGTAATTGATGCCCCTGTGCCTATATGATTGGGGTCTGTAATGCCTATTGAAACAGTTCCTCTATATCCAGAACCATAGTTTAAATCATACCAAGGGAATACCGTACCAAACCCAATGTAATTGTGTGGTAAAGTACTAGTTCCAACATTTGCAGTGAATGACTGTGCAGAAATAATGTTAACAATATCATAAGAATAATCTAATCCGCGTGATGGGAAATATGATACAATTCCAGCACCAGATGGGCAAGTAAATCCTAGCCCAACTAATTTAATTCTATCACCACCAACAAAACCATGATCAGTTGTGGTTGTTATTTCAATAATACCAGTTTGGTTGTTATATGATGCTGTACTAATTGATTGACCAGGTCCTGTGTGAGAAATACCAGTTACACTTACGATAGATCCAGATCCATTTAAAACTGCTCTTACTTTTGCACCAACTAATGGAGCATATCCTAGACCAGGTGTAGAACCAAGTGAAACAATTAGACCACCTCTTGGAAGTTGATTTTGATTAATATCAAAATCAGATTTAATATAGGTTCCATCTGTTGAGGTAATCCCTGTAAATACAACACTAGAAACACCAACCGAGTTTTGGAACTCGTAATTATTTCCAGCATTATTGATTGTTGTTGGAGTTTGGAATACACCATTAATGAATAGGATTCCATTTCCGATAGAAACACCGGTGGTATTAATTCCATCAACTTTCATAGTATATGTTTTTCCAATTCCAGTAAATTGATCTGAAATATCGTCAAATATCATATTAGTATCATAATTTGATCTTAAGAACGTTCTTCCTGCATATTGTGCTCTCACATAAGGAAGATTACTTGCATCTCTTCTTGCTCTTGTATTTCCCTTTGGTGGATCTACAAACCAAATTTCTGTTCCAACAATGTTAAAAGATCCTCTGTAAACTTGAACAGTTGCACCATCACTATGTGTTGTGGCAGTAGTTCCAGCAGATGCTCTTACAACAGAAACGGTTGGGAAGGTAGCAATTCCACTTGAATTAATAATACCAGTAATGTTTCCACCAGTATTTGAACTTACCCCAACTTCAACAACCTTCATATATTCATTATCAATTTTTAGAATATCTCTTGGTTGTATTGAGGAAATACCACTAAGGTTGAAAGTAGAAATACCGGCACTAATTCCACCACTATTATAATCTAAACGGTGTGATATTGGTGTAAATGTAATTGGTTGTTGAACAATACCATCAAGAGAAATAACACTCTTAGATAGTTTTTTGGTCATTTCCAATTCATGAGCATTGCCAAGACCTGTATCGGTAAATGTTACACCAATACCTAGGGATGCATATGATTTTTGAGTCGCTAATTTAAATGTGTCTGGTGTAAGTGCAATTGGATACACTACACTTGGTAATCTATTTGTAACAACTCCAAGATAATTTGCTGTTGCACCAATTCCCATTGCACTTTGACCAACACCAATAAATGTTGATTTTGGTGTATAAGTTAACTCTTCTCCGGTATTAAAGAAGTGATCTTTTAATGTAAATACGCCTGTGGTTAAGTTAAGTGTTAAAGAATTTGCTGGATTAAATATCTTTTTATAAATTGGAGATCCTTCATGCTTCAGTGTGAAGTTAACTTTATTTGCTCTTGTGCCATTAATACTATCATATGATGATAAGAATATTGCTTGTGATGATCTTCCATATGATAATGATGGTGGTTCATTATCATAATCACTATAAGTATAGAAAACTTCGTTAAATGATTGGATGATTGTATTGGAACCTGAAGAATCTGGATAGAACTTTAAGAAGAACTCACTTCCAGAAATTTCTCCACCAAAAGTTCCAAGACCAGTTACATTATTTGTTGGTGAAAATGGACCAGGAACAACTGTTACATTTTCGGTATCATTTAAAATTGAAACTTGGTGAATTGCAGAACTGCTGCCAGAAGAAACTCTTACAACGGATGAAACTGATGATATTAGATTTAAATCAAATGTTCCAACTTTAATAGATGTAGTACCAACACCAACAGTTGATTCTAATTTTGCGCTTCTTTCACTACCTTCTGGTTGACCAGGAACAGAAAATCTATATGTTCCAATTCCAGAGTTAGTTGCAGCAAACCCTACAAGATTTGCTCTAACATCTATGATATAATCCTCTTCATTTTGAACTCTAAATGAAACAATTCCAGAGGTTGAATCATAAATTGCAGTTACAAGACCAATTGAAGAAGAACTGTAAGATTGAGTTGTAGTATCAAAATAATATTCGCTCAGATAAGTATTAGAACCATCAAAATCTAATGCGGCTTCAATATAGTTAACTTCTCTACTCTGAGTGTTTATGACTTCAATATTTGCAAATAATCCATTAAAGTTAGTATTAGAAAACTGTGCAATAGTTCTTATACTATTTGCTGTACCAACACTAGAAATTCCAATGACATTAGATCCTATTAATCTAATAGATCCAAAACTCTGAGTTCCAATTCCTGTTCCTGCTTCTACAGAATCAAAAGTTTTCTTAAGAATTTTAATATCATGGTCTCTTGTAAATCTATTTGTTGGTGTAAATATTAAAGTCTTTCTTCCAATATCATCAACATTTGCACTAAACTCACCAAGCAATTCATTCGTATATGCGGTATATTTTTCAAATAGAACAGAGTCTAATGTTGTTGTTTGCAATACTAATTCTGTTATTTGAGTATCGTATGTATCAGGATCAATAATTTGAATTGTGTATCTAACGTGAGTATCGATAGCATCAATTTCTTCAATTTCAACAAATGGATCTTCAAATCCTCTACTTGAAAATCTATCACTAATATCATCGTGAATTAATACTCTATTTGTTCTACACTCAGTATAATCTGTTAGTTTTTTATTTTGTATTTTTAAGAATTTAGACTGTTCTGGATTTGTTCTAACATCATAATCAACAACGTTGTCGAAATTATTAATTATATCTACTCTCTTCTCACCAATAACATCTAGGACTGCTATACTGTTTGTTGTTCCAGATAGACCTACTGATGCATTTGTTGATGATATAATTCCAACATCTGCAAAGTTTTTTAGTCCTGCGGGGTGTATAATGCTATTAACTGGTGAAGAAAGTTTATCCCAAGTTATCGGGCTCTTAATAGAATAAGAAAGATTTTGATAGTAGTCATTGTTAGGAGTAACTTGATAATCTTCACTCAGTTTTCCAATATCGTTTCTCCATCCAAGTTTTTGCGGAGATGAATAATCAACTTTAAATCTAGATCTATTTTGATTAATAGAACTTACATCTGCTATTGCACCACTAGTTCTTCCCTTAATTTTATCTCCTTTTTTAAGAGAGTAATCTCCTCTAACTTTGATAAATTCATCTCTTATCGAAGATACGTACAGATCTTTTTCAACAAATCCAGTACCAGTATTTACAAAAAGTTGCTCATTTAGTGCAAATGATGCTCTCTTTTTAATTACATTAATCTGTGGATAATGTTTTTTATTAGTAATAGTTGCATATCCGGACTGGAAAGTTTTTGCTATTCCTGGATTTGTTGATAGACCAACTCCAAATTCATCAACAACAGCAAAAGTCAAAACTGCTGGGCTTGAATTTACATAAGACTGAACTTTAAAAAATCTATAATCATAGTTCTCGGAGTTATATCCAGTACCATCACCAACTAGATCAATACCTTCTACAAATATTTCATCACCATCGGCAAATATAGGAGAGCTAAATCCCAAAATAGGTGTTGATATGGTACATGTAGCAATACCACCAGGTCCAGTAATAAGAGAACTAATACCGACACCATTAGAATTATTAATTGCAATAACTCTATGTTGGTCAGATTTTAATCCATATATTGGTGCTATTTGTGTAATCTCAGAAATAGCACCACTAGGAGTAACTGCTATTAATGAGGAACTATCAACGACTGTTTTTGTTTTTTCATTCCAAAGTAACAAATTGGGTGCAGTCAAATATCTGGAACCACCTGAAACTATATCGAATTGATCAATCGTATCAGAATTATCTAGATTTACAATTGGGGCAATAAATGCTTCTGGTGTCAGAGTTTTATCTGATGGATACTCATATCCTATATCTTTAATTCTAACATTCTTAATTCTACCAATAGAAGTTGATAGTGCTACAATATTCGCATCTTGCCCATCTTCGGTGGTTATATCTTTAAATTTTGGAAGTTTTTTGAAATTAAATCCTTCTGAAATTATTTTTACTTTTCCGATAGATCCATTTATTGCTGTTGAAGACTTTGTAGAATACTCTAATTTATCAGTTTGATCAGAAGTATATTTTAGTACAATGGGAACTTGTGTTGGAGATATTTTAAATGAATCTGTGGATACACCAAAAATACTATATGTACCATTATATTCACTATCCACATAATTAATCTGAGAATAATTGGTGACATCCTTATCAGAAGTACTTATATATCCAGATTTTTCTAATACATAGAAAAGTTTTGTTGGAATATTTTCTGTACAATTAATTGAAAGTGATGCAGTTCCAAATCCAACTGTACCAATTCCAATAACATTGAAGTTTCTAGAATCTCCTGCACTTATAAACTCATTTTTAAATTCTGCATCTTTAAAAATTTTAAGTTTATAACCATTTAAGGATGAGTCGCCAAGATTAAATTTTATAGTGGAATTTTTAACAACATTGATACTTGGATTTATCAGTGCAAAAGTGTGAATGGATCCGCCAGCACCAACAATGTTTACAACTTTCTCATTAGGTTGAATAGTTTCATATAAAGTTTCTGCAAGTCTAAATTGGTTAATATTATCTTTAATTACATAGTAAGATCCAGTTTGAAGACCAGAAGCAACCTGAGTACTGCTATTATAGAAGATTTTATCGCCAGTTTTAAACCCATGATTTGCTATCGTTATTGTATTAGATGATGTACTAATCTGGGAAGAATCAATACCTACTGGATTAACTAGTAGTTTTTTCTCTTCTTCATTGAATGTGATTGTTAATGCTGATGTTGTTCCAACGCCAACAATGACATTTGGAATAACTGTCAATTTAATAGAATCATTATTTAATAAACCATGACTCTGAGCAGTGCTTACAGTAGTTACTATTCTATCAATTTGACCAGTTACTTGATTGTAGTTTGTTTTTAATAAGTATTCGGAATTATCTGTTCCGTCGCTGTAAAAATATAGACCTTCACTATTTGTTGTTAATCCAACTTGAGTAACTAATCCAACATAATCTTTACCTTTGTTAATTACGTAAACATCAGATGTTAATGTAAATGTATCCGGAATTTGGAATGTATTTAATGATGTTGAATCATTACCAACAATTAAGGAATCAACACCACCAACATCTGATTTTGTAAAAGTAAGTCTTTGTCCAGTCTTGAATGGGTGGTTAGGCAAATAAATGGTTCTGTGTGGAATAGATACTGTTTCGGAGGTAACACCGATAGTAAATGTTTTGTATATTGCTCCACCTGGAGTTGTTCCAAGACCAACGGAATTTTTCGCATTAAAGTAAACCAAATCATTTGGTTTAGAGTCAAACTGTGAAATTTTTGATTTACTGTTTATTGTGACCTTATCATTTATAATATTTAAACTACTTCCATAAGTATGTGCAACTCCAGTACTTGCAAATCTTTTAACTTTTAAAACTCCATTACTATAATCATTCAAAACTTTTACAATTTCTGTACCAAGATTTGATTTGATGAGAATACTTCCACCGATTGATACAGTTGGTCTAGTTGTAACAAAAATATCTTCTGATTTACCACCCGGAGTAGATGAATAACTACTCATGGTTATAGCAAGACCTACAGTTTCTGTTGTAAATCCTACTGATTTTGATCCAGAAAGATTATTAATTGATGTTGAAAGTCCGCTGATTAAAACTGTATCATTATTAAGTAAATCAAATCCTGATCTATAATAGGCCGAAACAGTCTGATCAGTGTCAGATACGAAGACGCAGGATGTATAAGATTCAAAAGTTGTTTCAATCTGAGTAACATTCTTTCCTATAAGTTCAGAAATTTCAGCTCTTAGACCAGTTCCTTCTGTTCCTTCCTCATCAAAATTTACGGACTCTCCAATTCTATAACCAGTTCCGCCATCAATTATACTAATATCATCAACACTACCATTTTTAACAGATTCGATTATGGATATTTGAGGTAAGACTTCATAAGGCTCAACAAGAAAATCGTAATTTGCATACGAATCATTAAGTTTATATGGTAAAGTATTTCTAATAAGTTTTGAATTATTGAAATCAAAATTTTGATTTAGATAAGAATTTTCTTCTATGAAGGAAGATCTGAATGTATTTCCAATAAAATAAGGATAAAGAGGTTCAAGTTTATTTGATGTAGTGCTTGTGGTTACTCCAGCAAAATAAGCATAAACTCCATTAGGAAATTCGGGAGTTTTACAATATCTACCGTTATGTCTATCAAGATCACCATTTCCAGTATATTCAAAATCTTCAATAAAGAATCCAGAAGAGAATGATGGTCTATTGGAAATTTTTGAAGTATTTAAAGTATAACTTGGATTTATAATTCTAACGCCAGATTGAACATTATTCGGATTCGAATATCCATAAGGACCATAAATTGGATTTCCATCATATGCCCATCCAATAATTGGTGAGTGGGAAGTACCATTATCCGAATAATTAGATGCTAAGTCCTCAGAATATCCATATATTCCATAAACAAGTGAATCATCAGTAAGATTTTTATTGAGACTTGAAAATATTTTTGGATTTCTAGTTCTTGAATAAATTGCATACCTTTCAGCATCATTGATAGTTAAGTCTCTAACTGCTGTATCGAATATTGCACCAGAACCTCTTGGTTTTACTTGAATAGAAGTATTAGATGCACTATAACCGATACCAGAATTAATAACAATAACGTCTGTTATTTTACCATCATTAATTACTGGTCTGAGTATTGCACCACTACCATTTCCTTTTGCAATAAGTTCTGGAATTGAATAATACTCAGATCCTGTACTTAAAACTTGAACATCAATTACTCTACCATTTGAAACAACAGGATTTAATTGTGCATTTTTTCCATTTTTAAGAGTAATTAATGGTTTTTTATGTAAATTTAAAGTACTTGATCCATACTCAGTTCCATTTTCGTATAGATAAGATCCTATAATTTCACCAGTAACAATCGGTGTAAATGTAAAACTGCCTGTAAACGTTGAACCGTAGGATACGTTTGCTTCTACTTGAATTGGGGGATATTCAAAAATATGATATCCTGACCCAGAAGATTTAATATCTACAAATTTATCTCTTACAAGGTCAGTGGTTATAGTTGCTCCAAAACCAACATTAATTAGTTTGAATGTATTAGAATCAATAGTTTTTACCGAATAACTAACAGTTGTTGATAATCCAGAAATTTCTGTTTCAGTTGAAGAGTATAAAACAATATCACCAGTTTTAAATCCATGATTTTTAAAATTAATTGTATTGTAATCAGTAGAAATTCCGGAAGATTTAACTCTTAGTTTTCTATATTGATAACCAGATCCACTCTCTAAAACTTTTACATTTCTAATAGTTTTCTTAGATAAAGTTCTAAACTTATGGATACCTGAGAATGAAGTAGAAGTTGAAAATCCAATTGTATTAATACCTGCCAGATAATCTGATTTTGTATTAAAGAGTTTAATAGTTCTGGTATTTACGAATTTAGCAACATATTCATCACCACTTACTAGTGCTCCTGTTACAGTATTGGAAATATCTCCAAAAGTTCCTGTCAATATGGGATTATTTCCATTTTGATTGTAAATTATACTTTCACCATCTGCAAAATTGTGGAATGTTGTGAATGTAATAGTCTCATCGGTTAAATCTACACCACCACCAATTGTAAGTGCTCTACTGTCGAATTCAACCTCTCTATATCTTTCCCCTATAATTGGTTCTAGAATACATCCAGATCCATTACCACCAGTTAAAGTAACTGAAATTGCAGTATCAACATCAAAGTCTTGTGGATCGACATAAACTTCTTTTACACTACCACTAATAATTGGATCCACAAGAGCAGTAACTCCTGTTCCTGTTGTTGATCCAGCAGAAATTATAATTTTTGGTGGATTAACTACATCATAATCTTTACCAGAATTTAATACATTAAACTCTTTAATTGGTCCATAATAAATTTTATCCAGAGATTCTGGGCAAGAAATTTCTACACCATCTACTAAAAGACCAATTCCACCTATTACATTATTAATTGATCTTCGTAAAGAAGTTCCAGAATTTGAAGTAATTTTTTTAATTGGGAATTTTCTTAATATTTTGTTTGGTGAAATATTTCTATCTTCATGTCTTTTTAAGGTAAAAATATGACTTCCAGTCGTTGATACTGATCCAAATTTAATATATTCTGATCCACTTAAAAGTGACTTGGATGCATATAATCTTATACCATTAGTTCCAACTAATTTAACATAATACTGAAATCCCGATACCAATCCAGATAAAGGGTTACCTGTGGCAGTATATACAACAACATCACCATCAATAAATCTTACATTTGATGAAAATCTAATTATAGAATATGCTTGGGCAACATTATCATAATCATCAAGATAAGTTGTAGATCCATTTGGTATACTAGATTCTACAATTTCATCAATGACTTGATATGACGGTAATGAATTTGATGCGACATATCCATCTTTATCTGAATCATTATAAACGTTCAGAACATTTGCGATATAGTTATTATTGCCAAGTACAAGAGGTACATTTGCACTTACTACTTTTCTTATCTTTCTTCTAATATCATAAGACTGTGTTGCACTTGGAGAAAATCCAGAAAGATTACTTAAAATAACCTGATTTAAAGTTGTGTTAACACTAGTAACAACAGCATTTGCGGAAGCAATATTATTTGTATATGCAAATAAGACATCGACGATATCTCCTTCACGCAAACTTGATTTGTCAATTAAACTCAATAAAGTAAAAGTTGATCCAGAAATATTTGATACTTGATATCTTGTACTGGTATTATAAATCCAAGAATTTGCAAATACTTCTTTATAAGTTTTATCTCTTTCTGATGGGTTATCAATAATTTCGCCAAGATTTTTAACCGTAATTTCTTCACCTTCATCGATGAGGGAAACATTTTCAACCTCTTCAAATTCAGAAATTACACCAGTTATACGTAAATCAACTCTCTTTGACAGATCTCCATTTTCATATCCAAAAATAGTTTCATTTGACCTAATATCAGAAGAAATTGATATTACACTAGTAATTCCTGTGCAACCAAAAAATTGATTGATACTCTTTGATGTATAATTAATTAAATCATTGCCAGATACTATTGTACCAGTTTGTCCAAATCCAATAGTAGAATCGACAGAGATAATTGAAGATCCAACAGAAACATTTTCTAATACTTTTGTTTTTCCTGGAATTGTAAAAATTCCTTCAATTAAGTCTCTTTCACTATAACCAACAAATAATCCTAATTTATAATATGTTTCGTTATTTCTACTAAAAATTTGAACATCAGATACTGATGCACTAGTTTTTACATCAGTGGATTTAAAAATAGTTTGCCCCTCTAAATTTAAAGGATCTCCTGAAATATTTTTAGCTACAATAATTTCTCTTCTGATATAATCAGCAGATGATGGTTTAATTAATCTTCCTTCAAGATCTAAAACATTTGCGTCTACACCGTATAAAACCTTAAAGAGAATTTTTACAGATTCTTCAATACCTTTTGACTGATAAAAATCCCTTGCATGTTTAATAAAATTTCCTACATCAAGGTCAGAAACAAAATCATAATTTTCTAAACCAGGTGTAAAGGTATATTTTAATTTTTTATAAAATTCTTGTAAGAATAATACGCTTAAATTAGTTACAGTTGAAGTTTGATTATGACTTGCTGCTGTAGTTTTTGAGAAGGTTAAGCTTTGTTTATTGACATTTGTATCAAATTCAGAAATGCCAAAATTACTATAATTAGTAATTCCACTGAATCCACGTACACAACCAGTAAAAGTATTTGTTGTAATACCAGTATATGTAATGATTTCATCATCTATTTTTAATAGACCATATTCAGATGGAAAACCCTTTGTAGAAGTAACAGTAACAATTCCAGCGGAAGATGATACGTCATACACCAATGAAGTTTGACCAGTAACGACTTCTGGAACTAAATTATCAAGTTTCAGATATTGATCCAAGTTTTCGGCAATATCTACAGTTCCACCCTGAAATTCTTGGGAAATGTAGTACTGCTTAAAAAATTCAGTTGCTTTTGGAAAATCCGAAACTATAAATTCTGGAAGTTGACTCTCAATAATTTTATTGATTTGTACTCTCTTCTCAAAATCTGACATATTTTATTTCCTCTCGATGTCTCCGTTAGAATAGCTTGAAGTATAGTAGTCTCTGGTAAAAGTAACTCCGGAAATATCCTCTCCAGAAGCAATAACGTCTTTAATCATATTTATCTCACTATTGGAAATGTCAAAACTTAGGTATAAATCTTTCAATCCAACAACATCATTAGAATCTGGGAATGCCTGAATTTCAATAATTTCATTTTCTGCTACTGTTGAGGTAATATTAATTGTGTTAACAATAATTTCACCAGTCGTATAGTTGACAGTTCCAATAGATTTTAAAACAACCGCCGTTTGTCCTCTTTCTGTTTGCCTAATAACCGCTAGATCACCGGTGTATATGACATTTCCATTTGTATCTGTCTTACTATCATCTAGCTTGATGATTTCTTTACCATTGCTACCAATTAATATTTTTGTTTTTGGAACATCAGTAAAATAAACAATGTCATCAAAACCTTGAACTTTAAATCCCGTACTCTTAATATTAAATCCTTCTGGATTAATGTGGAAACGATTTCCAAAACACAACTCATATTGTGCAAATTGATTTACAAGGACTTTCATATCCCTTCTAATTCTAACCTTAGTGATATTAGAAGTAATTGCATTGTCAACTCTATCAATGAGTTGAACAACCTTACTATACTTAAATCTTCCACCAAATCTATTCATATCAACATTTTTAGAGTATTCTGTTAATGCTGATGTAATAGATGTTTTTAGATCGTTAACGTTTGAAACTTGATTTGTATTATAATAAACTGATGAATCAATCTCAACATACAGAATTTTAAGATCAATTATTTGTTGATTAATTCCAGCAATTGAATATTGCTTTAACCTGTTTAAAATATTTTGCTTATCAAAATCAGAAACATATGTTCCATTTTTTGGTTTAATACTAATCTGAACTTTACCATATTGTGGTGGAACTAAATCTTCTCCTCCAACCACAGAAACGGACTCTGTATTTGGATATATTGATTGTATAATTGCCTCATAATCACGAGAAGTAACTGCTCTATATTGGGCAGAATAAAGTCTTGGAGCAAAATATTTGACAGATGCTATTGGTTCAATTTCTCCACCATTTGAAGATTTTTCAATTGTATTAATTGTAATAGTTCCCGATGGAATTACGCGAATATTAGAAGCATCTACAAAATTTCCTTGAAAATCAAATACGGATGCTCCATTACCTCTTTCACCATCAGTCACAATATATTTTGCGGTAATGACCGAATTATTATCAAGTTTCTTACCAAAATATCCATCCCCAAAAAGAAGTTCATATTTCTCATCTTGAACTTCTTGAACCAAATAAATTTCAGAATTCTTATCTAATCTTAGAATATTGTCTACTTTATAGTATTCTCTTCCTATTCCAGTATCATTAATACCTTTTACATAAACAACAAGATTTGCAATATCAATATTTGGGTTATCAAGAATAAACCTTTGATCTTGAGAGTTATCGACCGTCCACTGTTTTGTTAATAAATTTCCTTGATAAATGTATACAGGAGCAGTAGAAGATCCAAATTTTGCTACTCCATTTTTTACCGTAGTGGTAATATCTTCGGAAATTGAAAATCTATATGATGTATTATCATACGATCCTACACACACCAGACCCGCTTGTAGAGTTAGAAAAGGACTTGAAGTAGTGGTAGGTACTTCGAATGTAATCGCTGCCTTAGAGGCGGTTTTAGAGCGTGGTACGTAACCAATATTTCTTGCTAGTGAAACAACATTCTCCCTTAAAGTTGCCGAATCCAGGAAGGATTCATTAACAACCATATTGGAGTTAAATGCTGTAATATAAGTGTTATATGCGAGAGTATCAATTAAGACAGAAAAATTAGATCCTTCAAAATCAAAATCCGTGAAATTTGAATTTGCGCGAAGGTAATCTTTAATCTGTGTTTTAATCTGATCGAAATCTAGATTCGTGAATTGTGTAAAAGGCATTTTATCTTGTTGCCTCTAGTAAGAATGAAAATTGTTGTGTTGGGAAATCTTGCCCAATTATATCAAATATAATAGTCACTTCGAATTCATTATTATCTGGTCTTGGTTCAACTTCAACTTGAACATTATCAACTCTATCCTCAAAATTATTAATTGTTGTTTTAATTTGATCTTCAATTACCGAAGCAGATCCGTAATCGACAAATTCAAATAAACTTCTACGAACATCAGATCCCAACAGTGAATTAAAAAATCTTTCTGTTGGGATGGTTTCTACTAAATTGCGGACAGATCTAGAAATCGCCCTCTCATTAATCAAGACAGGAAGATCTTTTGTCACCGGATGTGGTTCAAAAGAAAAACTAATATCCTTAAAAGATCTGGATATTCGTGTGGCTGCCATTGATGAATAGATTTTCTTGATTATTTATACCTAGTGCCAGGAAGATCCATAGTTTGGTTCTGTACCATATTCCCAATCATCATAGTCTTCATCATTACGAATTTTTTCATGCAATTCAGTTTGTTTTCTAAGGTCATGACGTGGTGCAGAGTCGTGCATTACCTCTTGAATCACTCTTTTTGGTTGTTCAGTATAATCAGTGATTAATTTTGTGGTTCCCCACATCGAATACATGTAATTGGAATCTCTATCGACTGGTAAATTAGACATTTTAGCTCCTGTTTTAAACGAATAAAACAGAACTTTTATAAAGGAGGTTGCTATCTCCTTATGTCTATTTAACGATCGACTTCACGTAATGAATATGAGTCTGAATTGAGATATTTGAGTATTTCTAGGGCGATTAATTTGGGATTTCCTTCACCACAAGTGTACACATCCACTGCCAGACACCCATTTTCTGGCCAAGTATGACAAGAAACATGACTTTCTGCAAGTGCAATCACGACTGTACATCCTTGTGGTATAAAACAGTGTGAAAATACGTTCAAAACGGTCATTTTCGCACGTTCAATACCTCTAATCATGACGTTTTGTAGAGATTCTACGTCATTGATCAGGTCAAAATTAACATCATACACCTCTAAGAGCAGGTGTTTGCCCATTGAATATTGTTTCAACTCAGGATTTTGTAAAAATTTATTTATTTGATGTAAAAACCCTTGCGAAGATAGTCTTGATCTTCAATAAACGTCATATTTTCCTTCTTCTCATCATCCCAAACGGGTATTGCAACTGAATTTCCGTAACGAAAGTCGGGATTGCGACGAAAATGAACTTCAATTAACTTACCACCAATAAATTCACAGTTAATCCAGGCATAATCTCCCTTTAAGTCTTTTAAAATTTCAGGAAAATCAACCTTTTGATCTATTTTTTCCCATTTTTGCCACTTATAATAAGGATCAGAAGAGTCCTTTGTACCCAAAACAACCAACTCTGATTCTTGATGATGAAAATCAACACTTAGATGCTCACCTTCGAAGATCTCACACCAAAATTCGGCAGGGTGTATGTGATCCGTATACTGTTCAATCCATTCATTACGAGCAAAACGCCCCATTCCAAGTAAATTAAAGGACGGGCGCACAATATAAAAATCGGGTCTGGGAACAGTAGTCCCAACTGGACCACATGTATATCCCAAAACCCGACTTAGAAACAGTTTATTATAAACCCAAAGGTCCGATGGATGTATATAATTCCATTCATCGTTACCATTTAGGTTATACATTAACCCTTACCTTGCCCTCTATACTTTTTACGAGCCCCATTGCGAGAAGACGCTGCATACTTAGTTCCGCCTCCATCGCCTTGGCGAGACTTCTTAGGGGGACCTGGAATATAAGAAGTGCGCTTGTTGAGACCACCGCTTGCTTTTGCCATTGTTTAATTCTCCAAATAAATTTCAGTTTCAAGTTCGCTTGGATTTGGAGAACCTGTCTGATAGAACTGTTGAGACAGATCCTCCATAGTATCGAAGTATTCTTCCTCTGTAAGATTCTGAAAAATTTTACGACCCTTACAGAGAATATTATACCGCTCTTGTGCCATGTCAGATGATTCGTGACTTTTCGTGACCAACGCGAATGCGAGGATCACACCAGATTTCAAATCCTGCTTCTTTTGCATCCAAACAGAAGGATACGTCTTCTCCACACATGTCTTGTACTTCACCAGATTCAAAGATTTGCATCTTCGGAGCAAACCAAGGATACTTCATATCTTCATGTTCAAAGACACCGTTCTTGATGAGTACCCAACCAAAACCAGTGTAATCAACGGTAAATGGCTTGCGACGCTTCTGAATACTTTCACCAGTTTCATGATTCATCACTCCACCATTGCCTCTGAAATCATCTTCATCAAGCCAGTGAGCAACTGAGGTAGTGTGACCATCTTCTGTCATGTACCAACCAGCGGCAATGTCTTGATCCATTAGAACCAGTTGCCAGAACTTTTCGGTATTGAAGACAATATCACTATCAATCCAAAGTTGCCAGTCATATTTCAGTTTACCATCCCAGGGTTTCTGATCAGGACCACGCAGAACATTTGCACCCAGACACTTACAACGTGCAAAGTTCACCATCGAACTGTAATCTTGTGAGATCTGAATACTTGCACCTGCTTGTACTAGATCAAAACAGAGTTGAACAAAATTTTTCAGATATGTATAAGAAACACCACGACCTGGAAGACAGAATACAATTGTCTTTCCCCGTACCATTTCTCTTGCCTTATCGTAGTCCCATTCAGGTTCTTTGGCGACTACTGGACTTTTTGCCTTTACAGTAAATCCTTTTGTCATAACTTGATTAATTTTCAATCATATCATACAGTATTATGTAGCGGTTGTCAATCGATGACTTCCTGATAATG